CCAGCCCTCTTTCTTTAAGATGTCCTTATAGCCCTGGAGGTTTTATGGTCGACTGGTATTTAGTGCCTTTTAACTGGTGTAACTTGAATTGGTCCTTTTGTGGGATCATTCGAGTTAACCGGAAGAAAGGTTGTTATTTCCCAGCCTGCCGTGGAACCAAGAGGGGGGTAACATCGTTAGAGTTGCTCAGGCGGATGCAAATGCTGCATTCAACTGACATCTCTTACCGTTGCTTCATAAGGAGTTACCATCTTTTAGATTGAGAACTGGTGCCTCGATAGAGCCATACTGGATCTATCGACTTTGCGAAAGGATCATGGGCTATGTCGTCGACTTATCAACAAGAAACGCCTAGGTTAGCGCGTCTCGAATTTGGTTCGCCGACTTCAGTTAGTTCCATGGACTATGAGCTTTGGTCCCCCGGTTATCGTCAAACGGCGAAAACCGATTCAGTTAGAAGACGTAAGCCTCAAAGCAATTTGTCATTACATCCGACACCCAACGGACCGCACATAAAGTATAAACTGGTTAAAACCCCGTTTAACTTCACGTACACCTATGGGAGTGGTTACTATACTAAATACATCGATTGGGACCCTGCCTACTGGGCCGGCTGCGGTTTTAACGGAGTTGAACCTAATCCTGATTGGTCAGTTAAGCTTTACCTGGCCATAAAGGATCAGAAAGTCAACCTCGCTCAAACCCTGGCTGAGTTCGGTCAGGCTCAAAAGATGTTTGCTAGTAATGCAACCACTATTGCTAAGACTTTGTCTTCGCTCAGACGGGGGGATTTAAAAGAAGTCTTTCGACTTCTTGGCATCCCCAGAAAGCAATTACGCGGAACCATATCCAACCGTTGGTTGGAGTTACAGTATGGTTGGATGCCTCTACTATCGGACCTACATGGTGCGGTAGAAGAGCTCCAGTTAGGACTAGCACGCCCTCGTACGAGACGCGTTGTCGTTAGGGTCAAGGAGGAAGAGTCGGGTGATCTCGTCTCTCCCAAAATTGAACCTTTCGGCATCACACCTCATATGCTGTGGAATGCTAGTACTACCAAAAAGGTAATTGTTTACATCAAGCAAGAAAGTCTTCTTGCAAGCCGCCTGGGTTTCACAAATCCTATTAACCTTGCCTGGGAGCTTCTACCGTATTCGTTCGTTATCGATTGGTTCATACCTATCGGTAATTGGCTTAATGCCTTGGACGCTGCGGTTGGGCTCGAATCAGGTGAGGTTACTGGGACTGTGACCACTAAAGTGAAGTATACCGCGCAAAACAACTTCGGGCCGATGTTATACCAGCACGAGTACTACTCGAGAGGGATTATTACTTCTCTCCCGGGTTCGTTACCCTTGCCTACGTATAAACCGTCCTTAGGTTGGAAGCAGGTAGCCAACGCTTTAGCGCTGCTATCGCAACTGAAGCGATAGTTCCCTTTGAAGTTCGATACTCCTAAAGGAGCACTCTGTGAGTGAAGTAGCAAATTTCTCCGTAAATAACGGAGCTGACACGCCTGTGTCGATCACGTTCAAACCTGAACAGGTTTCGAATGGGAGCGCTGTCTTCCGCGACGATACGTCAGGTTCATTCGTGCTTATGCCTCGGCTTAAGCTCGGTATGTCCCTGTCGAACGCGTCGCGTCCCACCAATAGGTCGAGTGTGAACTTGACCTATCCGGTGAAGAAGACCGTCGATGGTGTTGATGTGGTAGACTACATCAACCGCGCCGACTTCAGTGTTGCCTTCCACGAACGTACCCCGTTGGCCGTCCGCAAGGATATCCTTGCGGTTCTGGCCAACGCGTTACTCGAAGATGGACCCATCCGGGATTCCATCATCGAGGTCAGCCCGCCCTGGGGTTAACCATGAGTGAGTTCGATGATCTTCGGGATAAGAAACAATCCCGGAGACCATCATTTACGCCCAGAAGGAAAAGGGACACACTGTTGCAACTTGTGACAGTGTTTACCTTAGCCTTACAGGCGATCATCATGGTTTACCCTGAGGTATGTGGATCCGTAAGGGCCCACATATTCTCGTCTCAGCATAAATAACTGAGATAGTGCGCGCTGGCATGGTACGCCAGTTTACTGGAGGGAAGTGCTTTCCCTTTCGTGTTCTACATCCTATGAGGAGTAGAGTTCTATGAACGTCATAGAGCGTAAGGCTTACTTGAAGTTAACTGAGTCGATAGGAACCCCTATAGCCCTTTCGTGTTATTTGCTTGCGAAATATAATGAATGGGACCAATTGGTTGAAAAATCAATTGATCCTAAGCATTATGATGACGCGGCAAGTTTCGCGGATGACTATCTGGTAGTATCTGTCCTCCGTAAGAATCAACGTTTGCACACTTCTTTCGATAGAAAGAAGAATGCTTACGAAAAATTCTTTGACTCAGAGCGCATCTGTGCTAAAACAAATGAGCGAATCCGCGGATTTGTTAATGGTACAATTTCTGTACCACCAGAGATTTCCCTGGTTCTCGAAAGAGCCCAGGCCATCATCTGGCAAATCCTGGGGCCATTAACAGCCCCTAAGTTACAATATGCGGAATCAAACATGCGCTTTGGCCCAGGAGCGACGACATCTGTCTCCGGACGTGATGTAACACCTTCAAGAAAATTCACAAGCTCGTTGCATGTGACGCCTCGTTTGTACCCTTATTGGCGTGCTCTTGTTCCACGTCTGTGGGCAAGTGCAATCACCGATGTAACTTTACGGTGTGCGTCTAAGGTTACATGTGTTCCCAAAGATGCTAAAACTGATAGAATTATTGCTATCGAGCCACATCTGAATATTTATGTTCAGCTGGGGATCGGAGCTCTAATTCGTCGTCAATTGAAGCGCTTTGGTGTTGATTTGAACGACCAAACTAGGAATCAAGAACTTGCTCGACAGGCTTCAGAAACCGGTCTTGCAACAATTGATTTGTCTTCTGCTAGTGATACTGTTAGCAGAGAACTCGTTTGGTTACTTCTTCCTTTCGAATGGGCCTCGCTTCTCGATCTACCGCGTACTGAGTATGCGTTAGTAGAGGGCAAGGAAATTCGTCTGGAGAAGTTCTCTTCTATGGGAAATGGGTATACGTTTGAGCTTGAAAGTTTGATCTTTTTCGCTCTTGCGCTTGCCTCTTCCGGTGAAAGAGTTGGAGTTAATGCCTACGGAGATGATATTATTCTCCCTCAAGCAGCTGCTCCCGTTCTCATCGAGGCACTAGACTTTCTCGGGTTTAGTGTCAACACTCGGAAAACCTACCTGGCTGGTAGATTTTTCGAATCTTGCGGCATGGATTTCTTTGATGGGGTTAACGTACGTCCTTTCTTTTGGAAAGGTCAACGGGAAGAGCAGACTATGGTTCTCTATAGCCATGCAAATTCCGTACGTAGGTATGCCCACATGCGCGGAGGCTATCTGTCTTGCGATTCACGTTTTCTCCCCACCTGGCTTTACCTAGTTTCTAGGTTGTCAGATAAGGATAGACGAGTTCGTATTCCAGATGGCTTCGGCGATGGTGGTCTTATCAGTAATTTCGATGAGGCCACACCATCTAGAGCCAGGCATCACAAAGATATGGTAGGTTGGGAGGGTTACCTCTCCCCTTGCTATATCAATGTGGGCAAGGTTCGTTCAGCTGATCCGTTAGGATTGTTGCTGGCCGAGCTTTGCTGCAAACCTTCGAGGGCAACTTATGGGTTCGAACCTATAAGAGGCTATCAGAGGTACCGCAAACAGCTACTGCTATTTCCGCAGTGGCCGAGCTTGGG